ATAACCACTTCCTTTGTAAGCGCCAACAACACTGTGCCGGATGCCACCGTCAGCTGGTATGGCTACATCAGTTGTAAACATATAAGTCCCATCTTGACCAGTAACCCCACCATATGCGCCGCGATTAAGGGTAAACTTATAGTTTCCAGCCGGCAACTCCACATCTGTGTAGTATAAGAGTTGCGGAGGGCAAAACGGAATAGTACCGTAAGCAGCTATATCATGGAGCAGCAACGGCATTGTATGGGTCAGTGCTGGATTGACTGGAGTATGGGTGTCATGGTCCATTACATCAAAGCATTGCTCTGTAGTAGTAACCGTTATAACGACATGGTCGCCTTCCTGTGGCGTGCCGGTTATGGTTATGCCATAAGTCGTCAAATTTATAGTCGTGCCATCTCCCTTGTGCCAGACCGCACCATCATAAGTTGCTTCGTAAACGCCCGCTTGAGTCTCGCCCATAGCAGCCAGGAACGCTACCATATCCACCGTAGCCTCTGTGATACCAGCACTGTCGCCTATACTGGCTTGTACGCTTGTGGCTCTTTCAGCTACGAGCTGATCGGCCACGGCAACAGAATGGTGCATATTTCGCCGCACTAGCGCCTGTGCATCCGCCCAAGAGGTTATTTTTATGCCACCGGTATGGCTGGCTATGGCCGCCAAACATGCGTTCTGCTGCTCTAGTGCGTCATAAAATTTTTTTGGTAATATTGTAACTCCCATTATATTTCCTCCCCCCAATCTACTCCGTTAGACATCCATGTTTTGAAATCTTGCGTATCGTCTACGATTGTAAAGGTAGTCCCGGCTGCTACCGACGTAGCTGCTGGCCGGGTCGCTACGGTTGCACCGTAAAGCTCCATTTTACTGCCCGATAGCTGAACAATGGCTTCGCCTTTTTGATTAACCCTAAGACTGGCAACATCTCCGTTTGCGACATTAGGATCAGCTGACCGATAGACGCCGCCAACTTGCAAAGGTTTTCCAGATGCAGGGTCGTCGTGCGCTGCTTTGCCCTCAATTTCACTGATGGTGGCGTTTACAACTCCGCTGAATATTATTTTCCCGCTTGCATCCAAAAGCACAGGCACGATATCGCCGTTAGCCGTCCTTCCCATAGGAACACTGCCGGTGGCGTAAAGTCCGCTTCCAATGTCATATAGCTTTTCTTGGTGAATGGCATCGATATATTTTTTTGAATCAGCCATATTGACTAACTCCCTCCTTCAATTTCAAATTGTTTTCAAAAGCAAAGGAGGGAGTTACCTCCCTCCGTATTTAGCGGTTAATAGCCAACTGCTATTACTCTGGTTGCAACTGTATGCAAATCCGTTGCATTAGCAACTTCGGCTGCCGGAGCGGCAGAAATTGCCCCTCCCGCCGCAGTAACGGCATCTTTTGTATATTCCTCCGCAGTATTTTCAGCGTGGGTATGCGCGGCCTGTGACTTGACGGGCGTATATGCCTTTAGTTTTTTGTTGGCATGGTCAAATTCAAACATATAGCCGGCAGCTGGTGCGGCCATTAAGAAGTCGATCCCAGATTCGAGTTTCAATTGATTGGGCGTAATTGCTTCGCCACCGGTTGGATACGAATCATCAAAAGTAATATCGGCTACAACAAAATATTTGCTGTAGGTCTTAGTTTTAGAAATAACGGAAACGCTTGCCCCCATTTTGCTCTACCTTCCTTTCTGTGCAATATAAAAATCAGGGCCTTTACAAACAAAGGCCCTGATTGAAGCACGATTGATAATATAAATTAAGCTCCGGTGATACCGGAAGCACGGAACTGCCCTCTCGGTCTTTGGCAGCCAACGTCGCAGAAGCGGATCAGTTCAGCGCCCCAGGCAGGCTTGCCGTTTACCTTGGTGAGTACGCCGCCGCCCTGCTCGCGCCAGCTCCAATCGTTCATAGCGTACAGCGCCCAATCTCTGGTATCCATGCCGTCCAGGTGTCCATTCGGCAGATATTTATCCGGAACAATCGGGATTTCCTTGCCGCCGTTGTTGTATGACATGGCTTTGTAACCACCCTTAATGTCGAGCGAATCGACCACCTGGCGCAGCGCAGCCTTGTAGTTGATGTATGCACGCTTAACGTCCATGGCACATTGCAGGAAATTAATCTGGCTGCCGGAACGCTGCTCCGCTTTGTCGATCAACGCCTGAATGGCCATGTCGTTGATCTCGCCAACGTTGGAATTAACCGGAACTTTTAGCCACGGATAAGTGGTGCGGGACAAACCGTAGATGTCAGCCGAATTATTGTATACGGCAGCCAATCCTGTAAGTTCCTTTTTGTAGCTGCCCTGCGCTACCAGGAAGTCGTTATCGGCCTGAATGTTTGCGCTTATGTCGCTGAGGTCGGCCAGCAATCCTTTGACTGTAACTTTCTTGTCATCGTCGTCTACCGCAATTACCTCCAACGTTGTCCCCCCGGAAAGAACGCCATCGGCAGATTTATCAACGATGTCAACCAGCATACCTTCGGACAAATATACCATCGGGAAGGTATCGGTCATTACGAAGGTCAGGGTTTTGGCGCTACTGCCCCAGGTGGCAGAATGGATCACGCCCAACTTGCCGGTCCCGTCGCCAAGCACCGAACGGCCAATATAAATTTTGGCGTCGGTTTCACAATCCATAAACTGTTGTTCAAGCATGTTGGCAAATGCGCCCACGTTGGACTTTGAAGCCTCAATAGCTTTGTCGGAAATCTGGAATACCGCAGATAGGTCTTTGGTTTCCCAGACGGCCTGTTTGTATTTGCGGGGATTTGCAGTCGGGAAACTGCTGTTCTCATTGATGGCCCCGATGCCACCTACACGACCATACCGCATGGTAATGCGAATGTCTTTACCAACGACGTTTTCGGTGTTTCTTTCCAACTGGGCCAAAAAGGCGCTCGATCCATAATCCATCTGATCGCGGAGCCCGGGCAGGAAAAACTCTTTATAAGCGTCGTTCATCATGGAAATTACAGCAATATTATCACTCACTTTGAATACCTCCCTTATTTTTTAATTGATTGGGTTTAAACCAGTTTTACGCCCGCATATTTAGCCTTTAGGGCCTCTTTTGCGGTTTTAGGGTCCTTTAGGTCAACCGGAACCGTAGTTGACGGAAGCCCGGTCCCTAGCGATCCAACTACCGGCGGAGCGCCATTGTTTTTAAGTTCCTGCATATGCTGCTGCAAAATAGCGTTTTTGATTGCCGGGTCGGACGTGATTTTTGCAATAAAATTGGGGTCTTTGAGTAAATCCTCCGCAGTCGGCGGCGGTTGAAGCTGAGGCTGAACATTGTCTGGCTTTTTGGACTTGGCAATGTCATATGCCAATTGCAGCCCGTTTTCGTGAGTATCAAAATATTCCTTGTTGGCGTCGATAATGCCCTTGATGTCCGGGAGAAGGTCGTAAAAATCAGCGTGGTCTTTTTCAAAGGCACTGATTTGCTTTGACCATTCCTGGACCTGTTGCTGCTGCTGGAAGCTCTGTTGGACCGGTTCAATGATTGGGCTCACCACTTCCTTGATTAGGTCGGCAATGGCCTGCCTGGGGTTCTCGTTGTAGATTTCCCAAAACTTGTCGTTGTCCTCTTCCAGCTTGGCCTGGATTTCTTCAGGCGTTAATTGGTCTTCAGGTTGTGCATTTGACTGCGCCTGTTGAACAATTTGCTGCTGAAGTGCAATTACGGTCTGCTGAAGATCATTCATTTGGGTCGATTGCTTCCCAAACATAGACTCCATGTTCACATAGCTCTTTAATAGAGCATCGGAATTTAAACTGCCGTCAGCTGCCCTGAACTTGTCCGGAATATAGTTATTCCGGGGTTCGGTTGGCGTGGTTTGCGGCGGTTCAATGTTCTCAATGGTTTTTTCGATCACTTGTTCTGTGACTTGTTCCACTGTCTCGGTTTGTTGGTTGCCGGCCATCCGGTTAGTCAAAAAATCGGCAAGCGATTGGCTTGTTTGCGTATTGGGCTGTTCGCCCGTCGGCGCTGGATTATTGACAATTCCGGCTTGGTTATCAGCTGTAGTATCCACTGTAAATACCTCCTAAAAATAAAAATAGACCTTACTAAGCGGCCCTTTATTGGGGTTGTCGCAGTAAAGCCTTATTTTGAAATTGCGTTAAGCGGTTGTTGATCAGCCTGTTGCGCCATTTGCTGCACAGCCATTTGCTGCAATTCAGCCATATGGATATTGATATGATCCTCAAACATTTCGCCGATGATCGGATATTGAGCAACAAGCTGCTCGTATTCAACCGTCAGCCTTAGCTTGTTGTGGAAGTAAATGTGCATTATATGATCATCAAAATCTGCCGGTAGCGTCATTTGGCCTTGCTTCATTGCCATGTTTTCGCGTTCGGCCTTGGCGATGTGCAATTCTTCAACATCATCAGCGGACTCCCAGTTGCCCATCTGGATAGCTTCAAGGATCTTTGCTCTGGTTTCCTTGCTGAAAGTACCATCGTTAAACAGTCCGGTGCTGATAAGGTCAAATACCATTTGTCGCCTTTGGGTCGGACTTTCGGTCATGGCACTGTACGGATCGATATAAACATCATCGGACTTAATATCGCTGGCAGACCAGTCATAAAGCTCGACAACATTATTTTTGCCAATACTTTTAAGCACTCGCGGTCCTTTGGCATACTGTTTATAAAGCCGCAGCCAGATTATGCCGCTTTCCACCAGAAAATCGCTGATGTTTTCGGAAGTGGTTGATAATCTGGTATCATCCTGCTCCAGGGCCAATTCAATGGCAACGCCTGATTTTACTCCGGCCGGCGCCTTTCCCTGCCTGGAAATCTCAGATACACCGGTTAAGATGGAGAATTCCTGCAAAATCAGGGCTACTTCGGTTTCAAACTCGTTGGGCAGGCTTCCCCAGTTGACAGGTTCCGGTTTTTCATAGCCACGCTTATACGGAATAATGGCACCGGCGCTGCCACCGTTTTCCTCCATGTACTCAATATCAACGGAGTTTTCTTGCACCGTCCACTGTCCGATGCCGATACGATTAAGGTATTCGGCTTTGCGGTTTCTGACAGCATTATAGCGGCGCTGCAGCGGGATCATTCGCTCGGTCACGCACTTGCCCCAGAAAACGCCGGGACGTTTAATACATTCTGCTTTTGTAAAGGGCAGCCCGGGGACGCCATCGTCGCCTATTTTGTACGGATTTTGGTCGAGATACAAAAGCAATACCCCGTTAGCCACTACAATCAGTCGGCCATTGGGGAAGTCCTTGCATGGTCTGGACCAGAATTCCTTCACTAGCGCATAATCATTCATGGTGACGGTGCTGTAATTATAAGTCATGGCATTATATCCAAGCCCGCCGGTGCCAACCATGGCCCGCTTTAATTGCATGACCGCAACCTGTTCAGGCTGCACCGTTTTGCCGTAAATCCGTTCTATCTCTTTGATATGGAACGCCTTGGCATGGATGATGTCCTTGCAGTCGTCGATGTCCTGATGGTAGCAGGAGTCGGGGAAAATCTCCTGCGGCGGGCAGACAATTGCTTCCAGGTCTCCTTCTTTGATCTGGACGGGGCGCCCCTGCATATCAACAACGTTACCAATCAGTGCCCCCAGGTCATTATTCCAGGTATGCTTCAGCAAACACGTACCGGTCGATTCCAGCCACGCATTGACATCTGACATCTTCGACTTCATCTTTTTGTCGTAATAGGTGTTGGTCAGTAATTTTTCCGACACCTTGGTGCTTCTGGCATCGTCTGGCTCGTTTGATCCGGGGCGCACCTTTAAAATTGGCCGCATCCGGCCAAGCCTGGCAAGCCTGGTTTCGATGTTGGGGGCTATCATGTTGAATACTTCCCGCTCCTGCCAGTCAAACATTTTGGGGATCTCCTCGATGGCATGGGTAACAGGATTAATGTCAACGTACTGATTGCCCTCAATCATGTTGATATTCAACTTCCACTGGTTTTCAAAAGGCAAACGCTCTTTGCGGCGCCGGTCGAACTCGTTGTTTACGAAAGAAATTAACTCGCCTTCGTCGATGATTGACGGCGCCCGTTTGAGATCCATTTCCTGCGGCGTTTCTTCCTCATAACCGGTCTTACTGCGGTCATTGAACAGTTTGCCGCGTAGCATTTGGTAAATCCCATCTGCAATAGACATCAAACATCACCATCTTTCATCGTGTTTTGAATGTAATCGTACTGCTGCTGGGCGGCCTTTCGTAGTCCTGCCGTACACATGTTCCCGCCCTTCGGAGGCGGCTTTTCCGATATATCGATCTGAACCGGTATGGTTTGGCCGGCGACAAGTCGGTTAAGTAGGTCAGATCGTTCTTTCCGCCACTGTTCCTCGCGCCACATCATAAGCAAGAATTGGGCACCGATAAGGACGATTAAGGCCGCTTCCATCGGTTATTCCTCCTTTACCTTGCACATTCTTTCGTGGGCCTGTAAACCCGCCTTATTTTTGCACTCCTTGCCGCAAAATCCACATATATAAACCTCGTTTGGTATATCGGGGTCGTTGTCCGGTTCGCCGTCGTCCAGTTCGATCCCTAGTTTGGTCAACAATTCCTCAATGAAAGCTGCTTGGAAATCGTCGTCCTGGGTGTCCATTATTTCGGCTGTAATGGCCATTATCTGTTCTCGTTTCGCCTCGATGCTTACGCCCTGCCCGGGCAACAATTCCTCAGGGATTGATGCTACTATATCCCGGATGCAGGAATCGCAGTAATAGTCCCAGAGTTCTCTCGGTCCGTCCGGCCTGCCGATTGCCCACTGCACCTTTTTGTAGCAGTTGTAGGTTTCGCAGCTGACCGGCAGACTGGTTTTGATTATTTGTTGCTTCTCTGGCATGAGATACCCTCCTTATTCATGCAGCAGTTTTATGGGCGGTTGGTAACATCCTCCTTGCAGTTCAACAATAACGTAATCTCCCTTGATTCTTTTGACGTTGATCCAGTTTTCGTATAAGTCCTGTTCAGACTTTACGTTTTCTACGAGCAGTTCGATATACGATCTGGTTAATTTGTGCAATACCATATTCTCTTTGTCGTGATAATACCAAGATTTGAAGGTATCAATAGTCCAGTCTCCTTTGTTGTATGCCTTACCGGCTCCTACCCAATCGCACAGCATTTCGGCTAGATATTTCGGTGGCATTGGGATAACGATTAGTTTCCCATGCTCAAAATCCGTCCAGTAATGCCAGTGGTGCTTATTCTTGGCTTTATGATTCTGCCAGGCCAAAGAATAACCGTTCTTTATTTTCTCGGCGTCAACCGGGGAGCTGTTGCCCTGAAAATACTTGGCGCTGGCGAAAAACTCGGTAAATGAATATTTACTGAGGTCATGCGTGATCCCTTGCCAAATAAGCCCAACCTTAAAACAAGCCAACATCACATACCATTTGTGCTTTGAAATTGTCTTAAAATGCCTCCAATATTTCCCTGGATTAATCATCATATCCCTCGTTTCTTGAATTTAACTGGCAAGGGCAAGCCAGTTATTCGTTTACGCCAACAGGTTCACTGTGACCAGCGTCGAACGCATATCTCATGTATCCACGCGAAATTATCTTACAATCTGCGCAAATTTCCGCATCTTCTATCGTCACATTATATCTGTGTCGGCAAGTACTGCAATCCTTACTTGCCCTAACCACTTCGAGACACTCGTTAATGTCGCGATGCACGTCATGTAATGCGTTTGTTATTTGGCGTTTTATCGCCACTTCTTGTCTTTCCGGCATCCCAGCCCCCTCAATAATGTTAAGCAGGCATCCTTTAAAGTCCTTAAAAAGGATATTGCCGGTCAGCGCATCCACGTAGTCGATATGGTCGCCGGTAAAAATCAAGACGCTTTGAGGGATCTCGTCAACCCCCTCTAAAACCACTTCGTTTTCTAAGTCAATAGCTATTCTCTTCATTTCTTTTCCTCGCTTTCATTTTTCTTTGCTTTGCCCTTGCCAAATATTTAAACCCCGCAACCTGTAAGAATTACTTACAAGTTCGGGGTTTAGTCACATAAGCACTACGTTGTTTCCAGCAAATTATTAATTTAACCATTCCTGTCCATCCAACTGCAGCCGCAATAAATCAAGCTCAACGTATTCTTCCTCGGGGATGATATAGTAGAACTTGCCGCGAACGCAAGCCGCTGTCCTTCCAATCTTTCCAGCCTTCATGGCCAGGTATTTGTCGTTGAAAGACTTGGCCAAGTATTCGCCAACAACCAGGCCGAACAGGACGCTGAAGGCGATATAGAGAATCGTCAATATCTCACCTCCCCCTTGCGATATAGGCTATTACTCCACCAAGCCAGCCAATTAAGGCCAGCAACAACAAGATCGTCCCAACATCGGCAATCCCCCCCACTCGCTTATCCTCCCATAATTGGGCTGGACGCCGGGGTAGGAGGAGCCCCCGACGTCCTTGATAAATCGCCCTTCGTTAGCTTAATCTGCGGCGGTGCTTTTTGTTTTGCTTGGCCAGTTTGTCTTTGAGCTCTCGCACCTTAGACTTTTGCTCCGGCAGCGGCTTTGACGACTGGACCTGATAGGCGATAAGACCATATCCAAGTCCGTCATAACCATGGTCTATCGCGCAGTCCGCTACTGCCTCCGGGTTCTTCTCGTCCTTTGGCAGTTTGGGCAGCGTGTCTATGATCGACCGGCAATCGCTGAAAATCTGCAGTTTAGCAGTCAATTTGCCGGTATTGGTATCCTCGTATGGCCGCAAATACTCATGCAGCGTAGCCTTGCGCAGTTTGCGGTCGGTTATGGCCGGGATAAAACCGCTCAGTCCACCATCAAGATAATAATCGATTAAACATTTACCGGTCGTGTCCCGGTGATGGGTGGCCCAGGCGTCGAGTCCGGCAACTATAAAATCACATGCCTCCTGCGTAGGTACAACGTCCCCGTCCTCAATCGCCATATAAGTGTTGAGATCCACCACCTTGCGGGCCTGGTCGCTGTAGGCTATCCTGTCATCGTCCCGGCTCCTGGTAAACTCTCTATATAGGTAGACCGTCCCGGTTTCCGATACGGCCAGCCAGCCCCAATAGAAGGGGTCGTCATACCCATTGTCGCAGCATTTCCAACGCCTCCAGTGCTCAGGGATCGGAAACGGATCGCAAACATGGATTTCCCGGCTAAACTCGGGAAAAGCAGTCATTTCGCCGACGGAAAAGGCTTCCTCGGGCGTGGCCGGATATTCGCGCATATATGAGTTTGGCAGATTGGCTTTGGTTTCCTCATACCATTCCGGGGTGCGCCGGGGATCAGTCCACCAGGGGAGGAATATCGCCTTGAATTTGTTTTTGCCGGCAACGGCTGCTTCCCAGACCGACTCATAATATGTTAGGCGCTTGGCCGTGGATAGTCCGATGACCTGCCCGCCCCCAGGTCGGTTGATGGTTGGGTAGGCCGACGTGAAAATTTCCTCCGCATATTGCTGATAGGCCCACTCGTCAAGCACGACCAGATTGGCGGTAAAAGAACGTCCGGCGTCCTCCGTGGCAGCCATGCTTATAAGGGTTGCCGGCTCTTTGCCGGGATGCGTGACGGTCACGGAAAGCGCCGCCGAATCCCAGACCGTACCGGTCCAGTCCGGCCTTGCGGTTTTTTTCTCCTGTATCATCCAGTCCGGCAAATGGCGCAAAATGAATTTTACGCGCCTGATCAGTTCCTTGGCGTCCGGGATTTCTTTTTTGCTCAGGGCGACAACCTGATAGCCAGGGAAGAACACCATGCGCCAGACGGCATAAGCCAGGGCCAGCCAGGTCAATCCCAACTGCCGGGCTTTGAGTATGATCAATAGCCGGATGGTCAAAAACGACTGCAGGACCGACTTCTGTCCGTCCCACAACGTAAAAGGGACGGCAATGCCATCCTCTTGCTCGATATATTCAGTTGGGCCCCTATCCTCCAGCAGTTCCGGCCCCTCTGTGTCGTCCAGGTCCGGTACTGCCTCGTCGCGATCCTCGATCCGGACGTACTCGCTGATAAAGTGCAGACAGGATGATTTGCTTTTAGTCTTCTCCTGCCGGCGGCGCTTTTCCTCCAGCAGCAGGGCCAGTTCTTCCCTCTCCTGCCTGGTCGCAGTTTTAGCCATCCGTTGTCACCTTATCCATCAGGCTCCGGATCTTGGTGTCCAGCTCGTCGTCGCTTAGGGTTTGGACTTGGATCGGGCCGCCGCCAGGACCGGAAAACTCTTTGCGCTCGACGAACATTCCCAGGTGCCGCGCTACATTCTCCAATGCCTTGCCCTGGTCCTGGAATTTTATCTCAATACCAGCCTGAGTCTGCTTAATGCCGGCGTATAAAAGCGATGCTTTTGATCCCAGCTTGCGAGTATCCGCAACGTGCAGCTCCGCGTTTCCTTCCCCGCTGCAGTATGGGCAATCAGGGGATGGCTCTGCCAGTCTGTTAAATCCATAGCCTCCTGTATTGGATGGCATGACTGGCAGTTTGTCCTCTTTGGCTGAGCGCTTGGCCATTAGCACGGCCTGATCGTACTCTTTCTTGTCGCGCCATTGGTACTCGTGATTTATACCATAGCAATGCCGGCAACAGACCCGCCTCATATGGATAATGTCGTTGGGGTCAGCGGTAGCAATATCCCACCATCTTTGCAGGACTTTTTCGGCTGTAATCTCGGTATTTTCGGACCTTTCTTCCATAGCTATCTGTATGGCTTCTTTAATCCTAGGTTTTCCAAGGTTTTCTAATCCGATGGCTTCTGCTGTCTTTTTGGAATATCCAGCCCTTATAGCAGCCTGAGTAGCATTGAGATCAACCAGATATTCTCTTATAAATATTTCCTGCTTCGGCGTCAGCTTTTTATCTGCCATGATCTCACCTCCATTTTAATAAAAAAGGTAAACAGCATTTACCTTTTGGCCTAAAAAAGGTAAACCACGTTTACCCTAATTTTGTACCTTCTATATCCCATTTCTCTAAGGCTCACAACCATTTTGAACCCCGCGGATAATCTATATATATCTTAGCAACTCAAAACCAAGTAATTTTAATCAGATTCAATGTCTTTATCAGTATGGAAAACAGCAAGCAATGCTTCTTGTGGAACCTTCCCATTAAGTGCATATCTTGGATTAACTACGATCCCCCGCTTGGCTCCCTGGATAACCATGTATCCGATTATCCCTTTATCGTCCAGCTCGTGCATCAACTTAATCCGGTGCGGCTTACTGATCCCGGCTATCTTTTCAATATGGCACCAGCGAAGCGGCTTGTTATTCTCGCCATCCTCGCCGTCACCTACTAATAAATTTGTTTCCCAATCCATGTAAGGAAGTAAAGAAAAAAGAAACGCCTTTTGTTCAGGCGTTAGGTTTTTATATATTCGCTTTTGTTCCCTGGCCGTTTTGACCTTAATGTATTTTTGCTCTCGCCGCTGCTGTAATCCATCCTTCGGTTTTGCTTCGAAAACTCCTACTATTTCACCAGGGCGGCGCGCTACTGTTTCCAATATGATCAATTCCCCGGTGTTTTGATCAACAACCTGACGGGATTCAATCAATTGTTTCTTGGACATACCGGTAGGCCTCCTTATAACTATTAGGTTATCCCGCTAATCGCATCATATCGGCATCTATGGCCATACTCTCAGGTGCGATTAAAAAAAATAAAGCCGGTATACCGGCCTGTTTTTGGGCGCAAAATCTCCACCTGCATGATACCACCATTTTGTGCAGCCGAAAAGGGCATCTTTTGTGCATGCGTTTTGTGCATGCTTGCTTTACATTTATTTGGTATATCCTGACATAAAATTGGTATAATTTACTATAGTAATTGCTTGCTTGCTTGCGTATACTAAGAGTAATAAAAGTTAAAGCCCGGCAGCTCTCAGGGAGCGGGGCAGGAGGGAGATAGTAAGATGACTCAGAAAAATATCACATGGCCAGAAATCACAGATAGCGAATGCATATCAATCGAAAAAGGAGATGTCCTCATAGGTGACGGGTATATCATAGCCAACGAAGAAACCCTTTCCGCGATAGGGGACGGAAGTTGCTGGCGGGTAGTGGGCACCCTCCAACCCGGCGAAGATTTAGAAGCTGCACTGGACCGGATTGAAAGAGAGGTCAACTACTAAGGCCCAACTCTTGAAATCATTGATAGGAGGGAAATAAGATGGCAAAAGCCCAGGTCCAACTAAACTTCCGCGTCGATGCGGAAATGTACCAAAAACTCGAAGCAGCAGCCGCAGCCACGGGCGAAAGCAAAACGGAGATAGTCAGAAAAGCGCTTGCGGCGTACCTGGAGAAAATTAAAAACGCGTAGCCCGACAGCCTATAAGCGGCGGGGTAGAGAGGGAGGAAATAAAATGTTTAAAGGATTTGTTAAAGACGATTTAAAATCTATGGAAACTCTGTACACTAAATCATATATAACCTACAAAGAGGCACATGATGCGGCAGAAGAACTTTGTAAGGTAACTATGGGCGACCGGGGCAGTATTGACGTGTTGGCGATTGGTTTTGAACCCGCCGGCACCTGGTGGAACGGTAACCAAGAGCAAATCAAAAAAGACGGGAGAGTCTATGCCCTCCACGGTTGGAGTGGAGAGTCGTATGCCGACAGTTGGCAAGTCGTTGACGGCACCGAAGCCGTTGGCAGTTACGACATTCGCCCAGTTTATGTTCCCAACACGGACCCAGACGACCTTAATGATTTCGATATTGTAGACTATGAGATTATCGAGAGATAACCGCAACAGTTAAGCCGGGGCCATAAACCCCGGCTTTTCCTTGTTCTTTAAGTCCCTTTATTAAGTTCGGAGGGTATTAGATCGCAGTATCCGGTTACACGGGGGATACCTCCTTTCGTTTTTAAATTTTTGAAATGCAAATACCAGTATTACTTTTTTCGCGGAAGCTATTCAGTTGTCGGTTTATTGGGCATCCCTCCCTTGCACTCCATCTATTTTACTGCCAGGCGTGGTTATCTCCCGGCAATTCTTATTTTCTGTCCAGCGCATCAACCCCGTAAAGCCTGATCGCCACTCTCCGCACCAGCTTGGCCCGGTTGCGTCTTACGGTCGACGTATCACAATGCAGGAGTACGGCCATTTTGTCGTCGGATTCGTTATTGAAATAGCGACCCTCCAAGGCCGGATAGTATTGCTCAGTTTTGAGCGGGGCCAGGGCCGTGTCTATTTCTTTGATCTCGTATTCGTTTTTGGCAATGGCTGCGGCTATGTCCTGGATCAGCGCGTCCAGTATTTCGTCGTCGGTCAGGCGCTGACCCGATACCTGGAAGCGGCAAATGTCCTTGCTGTGTCCGGGGCGTCCATGGTCCCGTAGGTCCTGCAGTCTACCCTGTAATTCTGTGATTTTGTCTTTGATATCGGGGATGGCATAGAGGCGGCGTTCCGTGGCCTTGTATGCGTCAAATTTGCCTTTTTCCTGGATTTTAAGTCCGGCCTTGATCCCTTCGGTTACCGCCTGTTGGATTATGGCTTCGATTTTCAATCTATCTCCCCTCCCTATACGTTCAGACACGCCCACCATACAAGCGCCCAAAAGCCAAGGCTAATAACAAGTCCTAACAATATGCCTTTGGCGGCGCTTAAGGC